GATCCTTGACTTGCTAAACAAACGAAATGCAGTGTTAGGCATCAACACTCGTTCTCTTGTCATCTTTCCGTTGCTTACCGAGAGTATGCACTTTCCTTTGCAGTTTCCCACATCTAGTTTTGAAATTGCCTCGGATACTGTCGTCCCTTCCGCTGCGTACTTCTTTCCCATTACTGTAGCAATGGCTGTAAACTGTGGCTTATCTGCTGACTTTTTGACTATCTTCTTAATAGTTTTTTTCATAAAATATCGTTGGCATTAAAGAAAATACGTCCATTCTTTCCTTTGAAGTCCTTCGCGGAAAAACGACTAACGACTTGCTTCCGAGGTCTACCAGCTAATTTCGCGTCCACTTCAGCTGCGATTCTTTTCTTTTCAACTAGGCACGTTGCACAATAATAATTATCTACCTCGGAATCTTCATACTGTGCACCGCATTTAATACAGTTATGTGTGTTCATTTTTGAAATTATACCACAATTTTTTGTCAAATCAGTTTATCCACACCTATCTTAATTTCACCCTTCGTTCTATTTTCGCATGAACAAGTTTCCATGCGTAGTATTGAGCAGGACTGGTAAACCCCAGCTTGCGAAGATAGTCTGCGTGATCTTTACCTTTCTTTTGACATTTCACGCACATTGCCCATTCAGACATTTCACTATGCCCGCAAATACTTCCCAATATCTCGTATGATGCTTTCTGTATCTTTTTATATACTCCAGGGTCTTTTAGGTACGCTGGTAGTCCAGTAAGAATGTTGGGCTTCGGAGTAGCGACAGCCTTTTTGATATCCTCCAGTTTGGGTTTATCTTCTTGTTCTTTCATATTGCCATGCCATGAAACGATAAAAGCATCATGTTTTTGGGTGAGATACAGGTAATGCACCTATTATTCTCCCCACTATTTATCTGCACAACAAAATGTTCACCGCCTTCACAATCATCACATACCTCTCTTTTTGAAATTATCTGCCCGTAACTCCCGTCAAATGTAGAGTACAATTTACTAACGATGAAAGCTCTCCCGTAGTGAAACATTCTGTCAGTAGGATGTGGGATCAGATATTTCCTCATAAGCCTATGTTAGTTTTCACCTTCCTCTCTTTCTGAGAGACATGCTTGCAATCATCTCTTCCTTCTACGCAACACTGTGGAATAATAATACTCCCCACGCGCGGAGCTGGTGTTGTTCCAAATACCAGGTTTACTTCTTCTTTGTTTTCGGTTTCTTCCATAGAATCCATTTTTTAGCTTCTTCTACCGTCATCATTTTACCATACATGTCCCCTGCTAGTGTCTCTGCGAGTCTTTGCAAGTTAAGTGCACGGGTGTCTCTGTTCTTGATGAATTGGCATTGCATCCAATACTGCATAGAATACGCTACTGCTTCCTGCTCGATTCTGAATACAGGATCTTCAAGATACTTCTTCCACCAACCTTCAGGGTCTTCACCTTGTTGTCGACTGTGCACTTCCTCATGTGCCATGATAGGAATATCTATCGGGCAGTTGTGAGGATTGTAGATGGTGTCTTTGTATGTGAAGACGGTGGTGTCGTTTATAGTAAACACTTTTCTAATGTCTTCGATATTAGGCGGTTGCTCAATGAGGATTTTCATAGGAAGTAAATAATGCCTGTTCCGTTGTTAAGCCTTAGCTCTGCGCCAAAAGACGTCTGAATCATCTCCGCACGAGGACAGATAGTTCGTATTTCATTCATGTTCGGCCATTCTCTACGAGGTATTAAGTCCCAATTCATACTCCAACATTAACACGCTCTCTCGGTTTATTTTGAGCAATTATATCATGCTGTTTATTGTGCATTGAGGCAACAGCATAAGACAGCGCATCCATTGAGTCGCTCCCTTCATGTTCCGGCTCGCCTTTAGGATTGCCGTCTTTGTCCTCTGCCCACCTGTAAACCTCATATCCTGCCCATACGTTTGTGCTGTGTCTCGTTACTAGAATCTTCTTAGTCGAAGTAGTCTTTATCCGGTAGCTCACACTTCCCTTTCTATTGTCGGTCGCTTCAGCTCTAATCCTATATTTTCTAAGCATCTCGATGCTTTTTGGTTCGTCAGCTCCGCAGACTACATAAACCGTCTCCCAACCTTTTGTTTTCTTTATCTCGTTGGCAACGAACTCGTCGTCTAGATTCGTTCCGTGTATAACCTCATCAATGATATAAGAGCCATTCCAGTAATATACAGCGACGACAGAAACAGGATCGGGATACCACCCCCAATCCAACCCAAATTTAACCAATCGCGCTCCTTGTGGAATTGAGTCAATAATCTGCCACCCATTGTATATTTTCCCTCGCACCTCTTCCGGTGACAATCCACGAATGACTTGCCAGTAATATGACGGATTTAAGAATTTATACGCTTCGTATCGGTCTATCGTATGCTTGTCCAAATTTACCTCATTCTCCTTGAATGTTCCACCAATGAAAATCGTATCAGTTGCTTCGGATTTTAGACTTGGAATAAAAAACCCAGGAGCTTCTGTGCTAGGAGTAAGGTTAAACCACTTCTTCAATATCCAATGATTCTTAGGTGGCGTGTTGAGTGAGAATATAATCCGTATACGCCCTTTAACAGTACGCAGCGTGTCGTCAAGCGTCCTAAACTCATTCTCTCCAATTTCTTCCGCTTCTTCTATCCAAATGAAGTTATACCCAGCCAAGGATTTGAGACGGGCCGTGAGTGAGCCGCTTGATGCTCTGAAACCATGAGCGCGGAGACTATTTTCTCCTCTCTCGATAAACATGTCATTGTCCGCAATCCTGAACTGCTCTTCGATACCTTGCTCTCTCAATCTATCCATGATTTCACCCCAACAAGAAGCGCGTATGTCTTCTCTAGTGGCACGCATTATCGCACCACGGGTATATTCTTTTGAAAGAAGTTGGGAAACAGCATAACGAGAAGCTGTGCCGGACCGCCCATTACCGCGCCCACCACAAATAACAGCATATCGCCAGTCTTTATTCTCCCATAAAGGGATATGCGATTCGTGGACTTGAAATGCTACCTTCATTTCCTAATGGAAACATCGACACCAGTTATCTTCTCACCACCTGAGGTGATATCTGTATCACTCTTCTCTCTCATATTATGATTCGCTGAAAGTACCAGCTTTGCGATAGCAGAATTATATGCACCAGATAAGCCATTATTTAGCAGCCGCTCTTGCTGTTCTATGCGAATCTTGTCTAATGCGTTGGAAAACTCTTCATGTCTTGACTCCCATTCATAAAGTGTTGTCTTATTTACTCCTATGAATAATGCAAACGTCTCTATCATCGGGAGACGAACTGTCTTATTTCCTTTGTAGTCTATTTCGTCTTTGCGAGTCTCTAGATACTCGTCTACTGAAAGGATGTATTTAGGGTCATACTTTGACGGACGACCACCCGCATGTTTAGGTTTGTTTTCCATAATCAAATTGTACCATAGGTCTATAGCCGTTCTTTACAGCACGTTGATAACCTTGTGGGGTCTCTACCCATGTTTTTCTCCACGGGTGATTCTTTGGTGGATTCTTTTTATTAAACCCCCTCGTATCTCCTCTTTTGTTTAATTTTTCCATAGTTATTTCAGATACTGCGTAGAGTTACAACTCTCACGAATTAACGCGGTAGTAAAAGTTATGCACAGGTTATCTCAGCACTATTTCTTTCGTGATTCCGTTCGCTGTCGCGGTAAGTATCGTCTCTGTATCTGTTGGGGTGAAAAGATAGTCCGCGTATCCTCCACGGCTCGTCAGACCTTCCTCACCCAGATTCGCCAAATGTTTTATAGTTCCACTCTGAGTTGTGAGAGTAGTTTGCATCCCTTTGCCGACAGGGTTCCCATCGACTATCGGGTGTATCTCTATATTCCAAGACGCGCCCATGCGTGTCTTAATTATTCGTATTTCTTTCATTGGCAATGTTTGTGGTAATTGTGCCACAGGCTGTATCGGTGCTGGTTGGTTATCCACAAGGGTAGTCGTCGGTGCTGTTTCTGTTGGAGTCGTAGTAACTGTTGTGCCGCCTAAAGCTATCACTGGTTCCTGAGTGAATGAGACGAGGAGATTAACAAAAGCATTCGCCGGAACGCCAGGGGCTTGCTGAACGACGTTTATCAGACTCTCCGCTTGTGGGACAGTGATGTTAGAGAAATTAGTTATGAGAGGGACAAAGGCACTCGCTGGGGTAGTCGGAGATGATTGAACTACAGCTATAAGACTATTTGCTTGATCTTGGGTAAGAGGAGTAGCAAACGAAACACTTGGAAGAATCAACAGACCGACAATGAGGGTTGTGATGTATTTCATGTTTATATCTTAGCATTTTTCTTCTTAAAAATCAACCTCTTCGCCTCTCTAGCGACGTGTTTCATATTTTAAACTCTGTCTTCCCATCTGGATAAAGATAACGAATCGTATTATCCGTGTATACATACACTGCAAATAAATCTATATCTCCTCTTACTTTTGTGGAATATGCCAAAGATTTTGACTGCATATTTAAATATCCAGTTCTACATTCTATTTTATAAATGGAATTTCCCTTCGATACCACCAAATCGCAAAAACACGCAGCAGACAAAGCTCGGAACACCGCATATCCTTTTTTCATTAATTCAATGGCAATTATCATCTCACTCATTGCCCCGACAGTCGCTGAGGGTAATAATTGATGATGTGCTTCCCTGCCCGTCAATCTTCTGACCCTCTTTATTTGACAATCTTCAGAACACGTCTTCTTGCTTTTCGCAGTGCCAAAAATCTCTCCGCAAACTTCACATTGGGTATTTACCTCTTCTTTGCGAATGTATACCATATAAGCCAATTATACACCTATTCACTACATTTTAAATACTCATTGGGGATAACTATAATGCACCTAAAAGAGTCATGCAGTCCATGATTGCTCTGTCCTGCGAGTAAATCCCCCTAGCTCGTTTCTCCATAGCATCATATTTTTTCTTGCCTAATTGCTTAATCTTAAAATCCCTATAATCACCTTGTTTTTCTTTTTCCCAATAATACTTATGGCATGGCATCCAACATGCTGCATCATTATTTTCTGGGTCAAATCTTGTACCCTTGTGTTGCCGTCCCCAAAAATGAGAGCAAGTTAATGGGTTGTCTGGTGATTTCAATTTGCCACATCGTTTACATTTCCCATCTCTTTCTCTTATAAATAGACTAAATTCATCATCTGCTTTCTTCAAAGACCATAGGCGAGGCTTTATACGCTTCTTTCCGCCCTTCATGCCCTTAGTCTTTTTCATCTCTTCGCTAAATAACAAGAATTACAGATCCAGCGTCCGACAGTTTTCCCCCCTTCCTTTGCAATATCAGCAAATCTTGAACCTGTTTTCATTTTAAAACACTCTTGGCACTGGAATGTCTGGAGTTTCTTCATCGCTTTCTTCATGTCTTAATAGTAGCAGATTGATTCTTGTTTTCGAGTGTTATCCACAGGCTAGGTATTGTTGTGATTGTGGGTGTTGTATGATATGGATATGCCGTCAAGTAATTCACACAAAATCGAATATTGCGTATCGCAGCGCAGCGTGGTTACTTTGACGGCAAATCTTAGTTTCTGTGCTGCGATACATAGTGTTTGATTTCTAACCGCCCGTTCTGGCGGTTTTGTGCTTTTCATAACAACAGAATACCGCTATAGGCGGCGTGTGGGACAAGCTGGGAGCACGACAATTTCTTAGCAGAATAGTACCTCAACCTCAAGCAGAGAGAACAGTCCGTTCTCTAGCCTTCAATTCACACATTGGGGTTAGGGGACGAATTGCCCTAACCTAAGCATAGACAGTGAAATACAAAACATACAGACCTAAGAAATTATTACCAAAAGTAATAAGCAATAACAAACCTAGTCAGAAACTAAGAGATACTCTATTCCAAGAGGAAGTATTTAGTTGTATTAAAAGTAATATAGCTGGTGCGAGTTATGTTTCAGAGAAGAAAGTAAATCCTAATGGCGGTGGTGCTCTTTTGAAAAAAGAAAGGAAAGAGAAAGTTCAAAATGTAAAAACACGACTTCTTGAGAAATATACTGAACAAGACATAAATAGATTTAGAAGCAAAAAGGAACGTAGACTAGAGAAACCGAAATTGAGTCCCGAAGAATGGGATTCATTGTGCTGGCTTGTCAATCAGAAATATCCAAAAGCTGGGAAATGGGAAAAAAGAAAGGCACGACTTCTCAAGCGGCGTACTAAAAATAAGAAAACTCGTAAGTTCTCTCAATACGAAACATACATAAACTCAAAGGAATGGGAACAGAGACGTAACAAGTTCTGGCAATCATACTCTAGGCGTTGTGCTATTTGCGATACGGCAAAATATATCCATCTCCACCATATGCATTATGGGAACTTTGGGAATGAGCCGGACGAGCACTTAGTACCTCTTTGCAAAGATCACCACGCAGAGTATCACAAGGAAAACGGTGTTCAGAGAGATATGATTCGCAAGACAATGGCTTTCATAGAAGACAAAAAGCAACCCCACTCCCGCCTATCCTAGTGCCTAGGGTGTGGTAAAATATGGGAAGTGGAATGTTGTCGGAGGGGTAAACGGACACTGCTTTGTACAGAGCAACCCGAGATTGCTGTAATGGCTATCCCTCGCCGAAAGTATTTCACTGCTCTTAGTCTGTATTCCCTGTGGTGAGGGAGGGGTTCCGATTTTTATTGTTTGAAAGCGTACCTATCTTCGCAATCCTTATCGTGGCAAAAGTAATTTAGTCCTGCGACGGTAAAATAAACACTATTTGCGGATATAGGAGTTTCTTGCCCGCATTCCAAACAGCGCAAACTTATCATTTCTACTTTGTCTTCTTTCATAGAGTGGTTCTTAACTGTTAAGGGTGGCTAACCTGCACGAGACACAATAAAGTCCATCAAGTCTTCTCTATCAAACTCGCCGTGGATTCGTATCGTGCCTTCAAGGTCTTCTGTTGCTGGTGGATATTCTTCTACTTCTCCGGTAACACTATTTGTACTTTTCACGAACGCGAGTTCATCAAGTCCACCTAGGAAACTGGATAACATTCTTTCTCGCATATCTTCTATTGCTTTGCTTCTTTGCATTTTGTGTACGTTACGTTGTTAAAAGCATGAATCCCCGTCCCCTTCTTCCCCGTCCTCACTAGGTCTTTTGGTTCAGAGAATCTAGCTTATTCACACTATCTATGGTCTCGTTGAGCTTCCCGATTATTCCGTCCGTTACATTCCAATACTTTCCGTACTTTTCTTCGGCGTCCTTTAGGGATTCCGCTCGTGGAAGTTTCTGTATCTCAAAAGAAGCATAATTACGTGTCTTATACAGGGGAAAACTAGCAAGTCGTAGATTATCGCGACGCATATTCTCTAAGTCTATATAGAATTTCATCGCATCGTGTTCGGCTCTTATTCTCCGCACGCGCTCAAAGTCTTCTAAGGAAAACGGATAATCACTTGGACTCATTATTGCACCGCCAATAATTGAACCGATAAGCAACCCGATAACTACGCTACAAATTATTGCTGTAATCATGTTTATTTCTTTACATAAGTTGTTAAATTGAACGCGTGAACAGCTGTCTTTCCTCTCGCCATCTCACTTTTTACTTCAGAAAGAACAGCGTAGATGTCTTTACCTTTTATCCTTGAAAGCATTTTACCTAGAGCACGTTTGTCGTTAGCTCCGATCAGTTCTGCTAGTTCTCCTACTGCGGCGCGGTATTGTACTTTAGACTTTACTGGTGTGGGTTTCCTTTGAGCGAGGAGAGAGGCGAAGGAGGATAGGGAGTTTTCAGTTTCCATACTTTATTGCCCTCATCACTTCCTCCGCAACTTGCGGGACAATCGCATTTCCAAGAGCCTTGAGTCGGGGATTTCTGTCCATCCTTCGGGGAAGCCCATCATCCACTCGACAAAGGCGGGTTGCAACTTCAAGCCAGTTTTGGTTCCACTCTCGCTGCTCTGATATGTCACGAAGTTGTCCAATGCCCATTGGTGCGCCCTCTCCCCCCTCATTACTTTCTCGTGAGTCCGTTTTGGGTCTACTGCTCCTTTCCAATCCCGTGTCGCTGGTGTCGGGAGCATCGCCGCCATCCTTATGTCGTCCTTGAGAGTCATTGAGTGCCGACTCCCTGGCTTCTGCTGTGTACTCTTGCGGTGTCCATCCGATGCGTCCGTCACTGTCGGCGTTCCTATGAGCGACAAACCAGACCCTATCTCTCCTGTGCGGCGCACCGACGGCGACAGCTGGAATAATAATCGGTTGGACTTCGTAACCAGCGGCTTCCAAGTCAGTGCAGACACGCTCGAATACCACACCTCCGCCTTGAGTAAGGAGGCCACGCACATTTTCAGCGATGACCCATAGTGGAGAAAACTCTCGTATGACTCGTAGCATCTCTGGCCAGAGGAAGCGGTCATCTTCCTCTCCGCGTCTTCGTCCAGCTTGGGAGAAAGGCTGGCAGGGGAAGCCACCTGTAAGGATAAAGACTCCACGGCCATCTTCGGTGTTGGTGCTCTGTTCCCTGCGAACTTCTCCGATTGTCTCGCCCACCACGTTGACTTCGGTGTTCCTAAAAGTGCGAATGTCTCCATAGATTTTACTGGTCGGCCAGTGCTTCTTGAGGACTTCTTGGGCGAAAGGTTCGTTGTCGCAGAAGATGTGCTCGACGTTTCCGAAGACTCTGTCTGCGGCAAGGGCGAATCCACCGATGCCAGAGAAGAGGTCAATGTGCGTGATTTTTTCATGCGTCATATCTCCTCTCCTACACTATGTTCGCCATTTGATGTTTGGGTCATAAAGGTTTCGGGTTCTTTAGAAGTTCTATCTCGCGTTTCAATTCTTCGCGGGAATCTATGAGCATTGAGTAGTTTGCATCTGCGCGGAGTTCTCCCATATTGAATGCAATATCAATCCAAGACATTATTTTTGGTTTTTGCGAGTAGCTATTATAGACTTGCGGACTGTACAAAAGAATTGAGGTTAGGTTCTCTCGCACCTCCTCGTCTTTCCTTTTGGCTAGTTCTAACTTCTGTGTCAACACAGCGTTCTCTTTGATTAGTTGTTCTTTGGTGGTTTTCATATACACAGTATACACAGATACCGCTTGCGCACAAGAGCGTTTTGTAGTAGTATGGGGATATTAAATATAAATAATAAATATGGAAGAATCAAAATATGCTGGAATTGCTGGACAGACAAATACAAATAAGAGTTCTCACCTCGAACAAGAAACTCGCGCCTTAGACAAAGAATCTGAGAATCTGAGCGCCCTTGTAAATGAACTCCATACTCGTTTGGAATTAGTGCTACGAACGCAACCAGGATCAGTTGAGAATACCGGCACTCCTGAAGAAGATCTTGTTCCGGCAGTAGATAAATTAAGAAGGATTCGTTATTCTATTAGTAATTCTGCTTATATAATAAAAAGTATTTTGTCTCGTTTGGAAGTATGAACATTAAAACAATAGCCGAAGTCGCCGCACTTGGCGGTCGCGCTTCATGGAAAGGAGTAACTAAAGAAGAGCGTTCGCGCCGGATGTCAGCTCTTGCCAAAAGACCAAGAAAGAAGCGTAAAAAGGTTGTCCACATAGCGGACTTGCGCGTTAAGAAATAGTGCGCTAGTATCTAAATCAGAGGGAAGGCAGGGACAGATTGGTAGGTTCTTTGATGGGGGAAGGTTATACGACTACTGTATAGGAAACTCGTGTCGCGCGGAGCCTAACCCCACCAGAGAATCATACGAATCTCATCCCCAGCAATAACTTTAGAATCTTGCAAAATAGATTCGCCGTCTAAAAAGAGTTATCTGCTTAGACGGGAGAAATCAAGGCTTGGGATTGCAACAGTGAGAACTGCCCAAGTAACACAAACCCATGTAGCGGAAATAGATTTCTCCCGCCTGAGTGGATAAACACACAGGACTTGTCAAATGAAAAAAGAAACAATAGAACGACTAAACTATAAAAAAGAATGGTCGAAGAATTATAGGAAGACAGATAAGTATAGAGAATACTTAGATAGAACACGAGAAGAAAGAAAGAGTGTTAGAAAAGAAAATCAAAAGAGACCCGAGGTAAGAGAACATGAGAGACTTTTGTCTGTAGAAAAAAGAAACAAGTTCCCTGAGAAAGAGTCCTCTAGAAACAAACTCAGATACGCAGTCAAGATTGGCAAGATAGAGAGACTTCCATGTGAAGTTTGTGGAAAAGAAAAAGCACAAGCACACCACGAAGACTACTCGAAACCCTTAGAAGTAAAGTGGTTGTGCGATTTACACCATAAACAAATACATTATAAACTCAGCTAATACTTTCTGTTCTTCCGATGTGTTATTAGCCGTCGGAAGAACAGAGCGACAAACACACTTATGCCACCACTCACACCCATGGAAAGCGACAACGAAATTAAAATGCCCTACGACTTTACGGAACGAGAAAACGGAGTAGACGAGGATTTAGAGGAAGAAACAATTTAACCCTACTACATGGAAACATTCCTCCCCATCGCAATCATCGCAGGATACGCTCTGTATAAGAGTCTAAAAGAAATCGCAACATGGTAACAAAAGACTTGCTCTCCGTTCCGAATAAGTGGAACAAGAAACATCGGCCATTCAATCAAAGGATGATACCGGCTCGTCTCGCAGAATTAGCAAGACAGGGAGTGTACTTCGATAGTGGAATAGTCGAACATCCTGTCATCGGAAAAGAAACTCCCATCGGTAAAGAGTTTCGAGAGATGATGAAAGACTTGGGGATTCAGACTTACTCGCCTAATAGATTCTAATATGGCAACAAAAACAATCGCATTCGGACAGGTAAAAAAATACGCCCGTGTTGCAGATCGGCTTATGGAGTTTCGCACCGCTAACCCCAATGCTCTCATAGAAACTACCCCGACAGTGCAACCAGACGGCTCTATTTTGTTCAAGGCGCGTATCTTGAAGGATAAGGCTACAGAATCATCAGGAGAGGCTACTGGACACGCTCTAGGGGAGAATAAAGGCACTAAAGCATTTGAGAAACTCGAAACTATAGCCGTTGGACGTGCTCTTGCTCTACTTGGCTATGCGGCAGACGGCGAAATCGCTTCATCGGAAGAAATGGAGGAGTTTGAGACATACAAGAAGCAAAAAGAAGAGGAAATGCTTTTCGCGGCGCAGGAGAAACTAGAGGGCTGTACTTCACTCGATGAATTGAAAACCGCATGGGCGGAAATATCAGTCGAGGCTAAGACTGCACTTGCAGACTTGAAAGAGACGATGAAAGTAAAGCTAACGAAATAAGTATGATTACGAAAACATTTGAGAATCGGGAAGATTGGCTCGCGGCTCGACGAGGAAAAATAACAGGTACTCGTGTAAAGGACTTGATAGTGAAACGCGGTACAGGAAAGAAAAAGGCGTACTACGAATTAATTGCGGAACGCCTTGCTGTAGAGCCTGACACCGAAGAAACTCCTATGGATAGGGGTACGCGCCTCGAAGCCGAGGGTGTGCAGAAGTTCATCGAGACGACTGGCAAGGAAGTTGATACTAGTCTCGTGATATGGGAACGAGATGATAATAGTTCTATCGCAATATCACCCGATGGATTCATTGGGAAAACCGAGGCAGTTGAAATGAAGTGCCTATCCTCTGCGAGTCATATTGAAGCATGGCTCACACAGGAGATTCCTGACGAATATAAAGACCAAGCCTTACAGTATTTCGTCTGTAGTGATGAGTTAGAAACTCTTTACGTCTGCTTCTACGATCCCCGTATCCCCTGTAAAGAGTTCTTTTGGATTGAAATGAATCGCGAATCAGTAAAGGATGAAGTCTCAGAATATCTGAAGTACGAGCAAGACACTCTTACAGAAATTAACAACATAGTAGCCAATCTTTCGGGATTCTGACATGAAAAAGCCAACTCAAAAGGAAAAGATACTCAAAGCCTTTCGAGATGCTGACGGAGCACCTATCAGCTCAAGGTATTTCAAGCAGACGCTCTTAATTTCAGAATGTAATGGGAGAATTAGCGAGCTGAGGGGTGAAGGGTATGAGATAGAGACACTTCCTGAAACCGATGAGTTTGGATTCGCAAGACATGTATTGAAGAGCGAGCCGAAGAAAGCTGTATATGTGTACGACCTAGTAGATGGAGTACGGAAGCCAAGACTTACATATGTCTAAGAAGCTATCCACATTCATTCTGCGAGGAAATATAAAGGACGGTGTCCTAACTTATAACGAACCCTACGCTCGCTCGATAATCAAAGGGTACGCAGATTGTAATGTCAGGATAACTATCGAGGAAGTCTCGCCTAAAAGAAGCCCACGCCAGAATCGTGCACTCTATAAATGGCTCACAATGCTCGCGGATACTCTTAATCTAGCGGGACTCGACCAACGCAAAGTGCTAAAGCCAGAAGTAGAGATACCTTGGACACAAGAAGCCGCGAAGAAGAATCTATGGGCACCGATACAGAAAGCAATGTTTGAAACCGACTCAACAGCTCGCATGACTAAACTCCAAGTAGGGGAAGTCGAGAAAGTGTTGACCAGACATCTAGCGCAGAAGTTTAGTTTTGAATCACCAGAATGGCCGCACTACAAAACCGAAGAAGAATATATTAAAGCAACAACTAGAACAGACTAATTATGGAAATCTACAACCCCCCTCGTAAAGTAATCCTTCGAGACGATCAGCCAGATAAAGAGAAATGGGCTGCTTATTTCGCAGCTCAATATCAGGCACTTGTGGACAACCCAGTTGCGTAACGCGTTACTAATGATAGAGTTAGCTTATAACCATAATAGAAAAGAAACATGAAAGGATACAAAGCGTTCGACAAAGGTCTTACTTGCAAAGGATTCCAGTATAAAAAAGGCGAAACGTATGAAGAATCCAATGCCGAAATCTGTAGGACAGGATTTCATTTTTGTGAAAATCCGCTCGATGTATTGGATTATTACGACCTAACGACAAGCGAATTTGCAGAAGTGGAAGCTGTCGGAAAGATTGATACCGATGGTACCAAGAGTGTTACTGACAAGATTAAAATAGGAGTCAAACTTGATTTGTCTGCTTTTATTAAAGCATCTATAGATTTTCTGTTTGAGAAAACAAGTCATAAGACTCTTATCGAAAAAATAAAGGCCGCCTCGGGCTACAACAGCCAGCTCGCCGCCTCGGGCTACAACAGCCAGCTCGCCGCCTCGGGCGACAACAGCAAGCTCGCCGCCTCGGGCGACAACAGCAAGCTCGCCGCCTCGGGCTACAACAGCCAGCTCGCCGCCTCGGGCGACAACAGCAAGCTCGCCGCCTCGGGCGACAACAGCCAGCTCGAAATGACTGGCATAAATAACGTCGGGGCAAATATCGGAGTCGATGGAACAATAAAAGGGGAAAAGGGCGATTGGATTACTCTTGCTGAGTATGAATATACAGACGGCAGATATCTCTGCATAGGAGTGAAATCTGCAAAAATAGACGGGAAGAAAATCAAGGAGGACGTATGGTACAAACTGTCAGGTGGTAAATTTGTCGCGGTATGAAAAACATTCTTATCGTAGACCTGAATCCAAGAATCATCGAAGCCGCGAGTAACGCTGGACTGGACTTCATACATGCGGATTATTTCTCTATAGCGTATCGCACGCCTCACAGTGTTCTAATGACCGCAAGCAACCCTAACTGGACGTTTGGCGGAGGTATAGATTACGACTTCACAAGACATTTCCCTAAATTGTGTGAGTTCAAACGCATAGTAGGAGGCGATATGGAGCGCATAGGAAATATCTGCTTCACAATAACTGTAGATGAGACTCTGAAAGCAACACCAGAACAAGTAGAGAAAGCTATAAGATTCGCACATTCGACGCTCTTGGAGGGTGAGAAATTGCTTGTCCACGGCGCGGGTACTGGTATTGGTGGTATGAGTCCAGAAGAGTTTGTACGAATAATAAAGAACATATGACCGAACGCCGCACCATATTCAAAGCCACTCGACTCAAGCCGTCTAAGTGGGCGCAGTACAAAAAGAAGAAGATACGAGTCCACTACAACGGCAAACTCCGCAAGGAATCAGACAGCGACTTACTAGAACGGGCGCTTGAGAGACTTTAATTAAATAATATACTATGAACAATAAAACTTGCAGCGTTCCTAAAGGAGAGACACCGATTACTTGGGAAGGATTGGGATTCCGGGTATTCTTCGCTACCCTCCTTTGTTTCTCTTTCTATGGACTAGTAGTGTTTATTATGTGGATGGGTGGAGTAGTGCAGTTTTTCCCACCAACACCAGAAAAGCTAACTTACCCTAACCTAATCTGTACAAATGGGACAAAAACGCACATGGGTATTTACTATGATTTCACTCAAAAACAAGTAAATAAGTACTGCGACATCGTTGCCCCCTCACCTATACAATCATGACCAATCCCCTGCCATCGAAGTGTGAGAAGTGCGAAAGAACAAGCGATGTTGTGGACATGAAAGACTGTCCATTCTGCCACACTGTGAGCCAGTCTGAACCTAAGTGCGAGTATTGCGAAGCAGGAGAAAAACACGAAGAAGGTGCAACATATCCTTGCGCCAAACTCTCTTCCGAAGAATCGCCCGTGAGCCAGTCTGTTGAGGAGTTTGTAGAGAAAGGTGCTGATATTGAACACGACCGCTGGGCGAGGTGGCAGAAGTATATGTTCTCAAAAGGCGAGGTAGACAGCGATGGTGTATTTCACCTGCCGAAAGAGTTTGTTGATAGATGGTTCCGTCAAATTGACACAAAATATGCAGACCTCACAGGAGGTAGTTAAGAAGATGGGGGTATGAAAGAAACTTACGAAAAAATGGGTACGATTCGGGGAACTCGGTATGCTATTAAACTTACCAAAGATGTAAAAGGTATGCCTGGTTTTGCACCTGATTATTCAGAACGCGATGTGTGTGATGTTGTATTCAAGTTTCCGCACGGAGAGGGAACACCGTATGTCCAGTTTTCAGAGAATCCGCCGATTCTTGAACTCACCGATATAAATCAGATTAAAAAACTCCTTGAAAGTGAAAACGAGTTTGATGAAAGCAAATATTCATTCCCTGAACCCCTATGACCACCTTCTTGGAGAGAGTTATTAGATTAATGAAATAGTATGGAATGTCCAAATTGTCAATCAAACACAAGAAGTGTTGGAATGGAAGGTGGGGATGAGAAGCGATGTTCACATTGTGGCACTCCGTTGGTTGTCGTTGAAGAACCGACTCGGCATTGGGAAATAATTAAAGACCCAACCCTATGACCCCCACCCAACACCTACAGAAGAGCCAGAACGCCCTTGGCGAAGCATTTTCTGATGCTTATACAAAAGCACCCACACTTGAGGATCTACAGGAGATAGAGGGTAAGCTGGCGGCTGTCTTAGACTCTAGTATTCGCGAAGCCTACCTGCTGGCAGCGGAGGAGGTGGAGAAGATGCTACCGACACGAGACACAAAGATAACGATACAAACCGATAGAGACCCGCACGACACTACTCCTCAAAGTCTTGTTGCTATGGGATACCATACTGCCCTCACCGACGTCGCCAACCGTCTTAGAGAGATAACAAAAACACCATGACCTGCCCCCGTTGCTCATCAGAAATGGAAGTGAGAGGTCAATCGTGGTGGTGTCGAATGTGTGGTTGGGTGGGGGAAGTTGTGCATAACACCTCATCCTCAATTCTAGCGCGGTATAATTAAAAGCAGAGAAATCGCCAGTACAGTATCTCTATTGGAGGATGTTGCCGAAAATAAGGCAAGTTCACTTTATAGAAATATTATAGAGTGTCAGCTCGAATCCAGCTAATAGGGGTACTACACTGGTTGTTTCTAGGCTCTTTGAAATAGTTGGAGGATTCGATTCTGTGGTGGTCGTGTGGAAATACCACAACGCCCAAAAGGAGAAATACCTAAGGTGCGGCAGACCCGTTCAGACTATTGCGCGTAATGTCTGAAGAACCACAGAGCCGAGTCCTTCAAACAAAAGGAGGTGCCTCATGTCCGACCCCACATATCGCCAATGTCCGTTTTGCAGCCGCAAGTACGACCTCGATGGTTGGAGGAGGCTTGAGTTCCATTCGTTCGTTGAGTTCGGCCATAATTTCCTTGAGTTACGCTCATGCCGTTGCAAGAAGTTGGTGAGTGTCGAGCATGTCCTTCATGTAGAAGTCAAAGCACTTCCTGCGTATAAGGAGTACACGGAATACACGGGCATTGCGATTAAGTCCAACAAAGGAAGGAGATTCTAACATGTTTGTAACCTGTGAGTATTGCAAACTCAATCACCTCATCGAAATAATCGACGGATACCGAGTGTTCTGGTGCGCTAAAGCACAGAGATATTTCAAACTCCACCATGAACGAACCGATGTCATGGGAGGGAAGTGATGAAACTTCTGCCGATGCTCTACTACTATTGCCGTATCAATAAGAATCCCAGCATGGGCAAGATACGAGCGTATTGTACGGAGTCAGGTTGTCCTCACATGAAGACACGTATTCGGAAAGGAGGGAGGTCATGAAACATGCGAAATATATACTGGCTCTGGTCTTACTGGTATATCCGGTACAAGCTCTGGCGAATGAGCCGTTGACGTGCGAGACGGCGTATCAAATCCCGAAACCTGTTGCCAATATCCTCTCACAAAAGAAAGGAGCTGCCATTGAGATCCGTGAGCAAGACCCGACAGGATACATCTGGTCGATTTTCATCAATCGGTTGTACCTCGAAGGGGTCTTCTTTCAAGACGGCGACGGCATTGCTGTATGTGAAATCTCGTTCGCTGTCGAAGTGGATACGGACGGTGCTCTGGTTTTTATTTGGAATCCGTCGGAAAAAGAGATGTGAATAAGGGGAGCTGTTGATAAACTCAATAGCTCCCTTTTCATGAGTTATGATAGAGGAGACGAGGTCACTGGGTGAAGTATCACGCGGAAAGCACACTTATATACTCCAACATTACACTTCACCTGCGGAGCCAAGAATGGCTCCCTCGTCATCTATATATGAAACACAAATGCCAATTCTTTGAAGTCTGCGGTGAGTATGTGGAGAGAATAATCAGCAGTAAACCACCATTTACTTGCATCAAGTGCAAGATGGATAGAAATAGAAAGCAGTTTGCCGAGCGCAATTTACATAAAAAACTTGTTCGTCTTTTCAATAAGAAGAAGACGATCCGTTGGTACGAACTTCCTTTAGAGTTGCGGAAGCAGCTTAAACGTCAGTAGAATAATTGTCGCTAGGAACCGCACTCCACCTGCCGAGCTTAATCTTTCGTCCGATACCGACAACGATACCGATGGCACTGATGAACATACCGATTGCGGTTATGATGCTTACTATCGCCCCGATTCCTTCGTCTGCCATCGAACTATCTACGCCAAACAGAACCAATATAGTCGCGAGACTTTTAAGTGTTAACGATAATTTCTCAGGGTTAGCAGAACTCGTTGATATCCACGTCAATATTGCTGAGGTATTCATAGGGGTATTATACCGCAAGGTTCCACATTCGGGAGGTCTTTGGAAGGAACTGTGTATAAGTTTTAGTGGTGTAGCTTGACCACGGCTGGAGTCTTCCTGTGGTTTTCATTTCCTCTATCATCCACAGGACACCCTTCTCTGGGTTTGCGAGGACATCCTCTACGGAAGAAAAGCGTAGACCTTTGCCGATATGCCAACCTTTTGTATCGTTTACTTGCACGATCCCCCAGTCCGTAGACCAAACCTTGCCTGTTTTAGGGTCTTTGTTTCGCCCTATAGCATTATTGTTGAACTCCGATTCACGGAAAATACAGGCGCAGACGATATTCTTTTGGTCGTAAGTAAGCTCATGAATATCACAAAGCACCCTTGTCGAGTGGAATGCTTGCTTTGGAGTGTCCCACAAGAGCGCAGGAGGCTCTGTAGTCTTAGTCTCCGTAGGATTGGTAATAGGAGGCGTAGTGGTCGCTGTAGGGGCCATGACGGGCGGTACAGAGGCAGGAACATAGGGTGTATCGTCGGGTATACGGTCTAGCGATGGCATGAAAGGCCCTATCTTATACTGACGAGCAAATGCAGTCAAAGCTCCTGCTATTGCGGCGAAGATAAGACCAAAGAATGCTAGTGGTGTCATACCCCAAGTATACTCCTTAGAAGTTTGATGAATCTATCCCACGCACTCTCCGATGCAACCTGTCGAAGTAATGTGTATCTATAAGCGACTAGGGGAAGTGAGTCCCACTTTACATGTTTTATAGCCGAGCCGTTAGGAGCATAGCTGTCGAAGATAATCCAGTAATTGTTCCTTACATATCCTATACAGACCGTATAATGCCCGTCTGAGGCTCCACTAGGACGGTAGTAAAGCCCGTTCTCATCTTGAATCCACGCATACACAGAGAACCCAAGAGGAGAGTATTTAAGAGCATCCATAAGGTCATCATGGTTTGGTTTGACGTATTCATACCCGAAGGCAAACTCTGCTTTGAACTGTAGAGCTAGCGTATGGAGAGATTCTTTAATAAGCGCATAGAAACTGTCGTATGTTGTAATAGAAGAATCAAAAGGCAAGTCTCGTTCTTCGACACACCCTTTATCCTTAAGTACATAGGCTACGTTATTTGGAGAATTACCTTTACGCTCTTTCGTCCCCGATATCGTCGCAAGGAATCTGTCGCTCCAATTGTTTGTACCGCCATAAAGTTTACGTTCGAGGATTTCTACGATGTTTAATGTGGCGAAAGTAACACATGCGCTCGGTTCGATACCATTAAGATTCTGAATCTCAACATCGGGCAAGTAGCCAGACCAATTCGCGTCAGGTTGAATCGGGGAATCGCCTAACTGATTACCTCCGAAGACGTAATCTTCTGGTTTCGGATCTTCGATTTGTAGTCCGTGGTTATTCATTTGTTTCCAAGTAAACTTAGTATAGAAATGCCCCATAACTTAAACATCGAAATGAGTGCGATGATGGTGAATATCCATCTGCCGAATCCTCCAATGCTACCAAAGAAGCCACCAACATTTTTAGCTTGTGTGAGGAGTTCGTGCATTTCATCCACTTTTGCTTTCATCCCCAATTCATTAATATCATCTCCAAATAACACTCGCTCCACCTTATCATTAAAATTAAGTTGCGCTTCTTGGAATTCCTCGTCTTTTTTAAGATGATTTATCCATTCTTCTGAGGTGAGGCGGTGTTCGTCCATAGATATTGACAATTATACCCTACATACTCCTGATGACTCTGGATTATCCACAAGGTAGGTCATGATGTAATTATAAAATCCTGATAGTTAGTAGGAGCAGAAACACCACCAGCCGAAACTATCTCATCCGCGCCGATATCCCACGGAGCAGTACGAGTGTCGCGATTTATATCATCAGAAAACAACCCCGAACCAGGGTCAGTTAGCCCGTAATCCTTTGCCCCAGCATCTCCAGAACCGAGTGCGTAGTCGTCTGCCGCAACAAACGTGAATGTCTGAGATACACGGTCATTTGCTCCCGCTGTATAACCAAGAGCAGCTTGGTTGGTGGAGTTATAATTACACCGTGTGTTGACATGACTTCCATTTGTTGGATTTACAGGCCCACTAAAAAGATTATTTTTTACATAATGAAGACGGGCTGAATTGTCGTCCCCACCAGTTCCATCTGTCCATGCTCCACGAATAGTGTTGTTGTAGATGTATGCGTTGTTGTCTCTGTGCTCTATTCTTATACCTACATGATAGGTAGCTTCTGTCCACGTTCCTGTCGCCTCCCAACTACAGATATTGTTCCAGATATAGAAGTTTGGGACGGGTACTGCACCAAATGTCGATGGTGCGCCCAATATCGACGCCGCGTTGCCAGTCATTGGGTTGAACGGCAACGTACCTATATGGCGAATGTGGCAGTTACTTACCCGCTGGTCGGCACCAAGCACGCCTGCGGCTGGACTGCACACGATAGCAACGGCGGAACGACTAGCGGCTTCGAGCACAGCGCAATTCACCTCAATCTGTAGCCCATCCACTCGGCAATACGGCGCACCGCTAATGTCCAAGATGGAGACAATAGATACATTTGAATAGGTCATCCGATACTTGTTGGTATTCCACTTGGTGGATGCCCTACTCGTACTTGCTGCCTTAATGTCAATGTAAAACGCAGCCGTCGTCGTCCACCCTGCCACAATGCACTGTGCAGTGTCAGCGGCGTGGGTAGAACCAGCATCGTCCGACGAACAGATGACTTCTTCGACCTCTGTCAGCACTGCTTGACGCGCCGCTTCCCAAGCACTCAGGCTAACATAAGCCCTATTCGCACCCGTCAGAGCGTTGGTGGTGCCGTCACCACCTGCTGTTGAATTTGGGTCAACGTATCTTGTTGCCATAATTAGTTTATTCCGTCAAGGTTTGTAACCTTATTACGGACATAATTACGAACCTGATTCAACGTAACCTCAATATACTTGAAGTTAATCAACTGATTCCTGATAGCTAAAGGAACATCATCAAGACGAAGTTTATACAGTCTCCGCCGGTTGATTGTTCTCACAGTCTTTCCTTCCGCATCTACCGTGTCAGTCTCATCTTGCGACATGTATTTCTCCGCCTGCTCTTTAGTCAGACCAAGAACCTTTACGAGCATGAACGGGCCAGTAATAGGATTACTAACCAAGTCCCCGTCATGGGCGGTGTCATCAAGCACCTGCACGATGTCCCCACGCTTGTAACACATGACATCCTTCGCAGGGTCTGCGTTGGTGTTGTCTGTGTATTTAATCATGAAGATTGCCATGTTAATCAGCGTCGTAGGTATACAAGAACCTGCAAGAAAGTTCCTGTGGACTTGATGCAGGAGTTCCTAAATCCACGCGCATTGTCTCTCCTGCGGTAAATGTATTGTTTGAAGTGTATAGATTTTTATTTATCGTTGACGAAGCCGTAGGGACGTAATTCGCTCTATTTGTTCCGTCATACAATGATACCCCGACTGTCCCTGCGTTTGTCTCGCAATACACAGCAGAGACAGTGATATTTGCTGGTGCCGGCCCAATACGACGTGTGGTAGTACCCGACCAAGTAGACGTAGCGTACGAAAAGCCCAAATCACGAACTGGAGAAATAACTCTCACCGTACCCGTTATATCGCTGTACCGAAGCTGTCCTGATGTGGTGTCTATCGCCATGTTTCCAGCGACAGGAGTAATGACTGATGCACCTACAGGGATAGCGAGTGTCCCTGTTGTCGTGGCGTTGGTGGCTGAAAGACCTGCGAAAGTCTGTAGTGCTGTCCAGGTATTCGCGTTTGCCATGTTTAGTGAGAGGGATGAAGCAGTACCGCCGATTTGATATCCGAGCGTTCCTGAATTGCTTATAGACGCTCCCACAGCGAGAGTTGAGGTAGCAACGTTTGCGAAGGTTTTTGCCCCACTGAAGTATGGAATGTTGCCGATGACCGCGGCGGTCGACGTTGCGAGACCTCCCCACGTGAGATTTGGCGCCGTGCCGCCGGAGGAAATAATCGGCCAGGTGCCCGTGACGGCAGTGACACCGCCGCCTCCAGTTATACATACACTATTCACCGCAAAGCAGCCTGTTCGTAGGTTTATGCCAGAGCCGAAGGTTGAGGTTGCGGTGGTTGAGAGGTTGATAGTGTCATTGCCGGTGTTGCCGAGGGAGAGAAGCGAGCCTGGAGTAGTAGTGCCTATACCTAGGTTCCCGTTCACATCTATTCGCATTCTCTCTGTTATAACTTTAGATGAATTTGCTACCGAGAATTTCATTGCAGAACTCAAATAACTTGTCCCTGGAACTGAACTTATACGCCCATGGATGATACCCCCTGCCGAGTTTACAAAATCTATTGCTGGCTCTGATGCCGCGAACGCACCAGAATTAGTAAGCTGCAAACCAACAGTTGCACCCGAAATAGTTCCAGCCAATATAGACAACACCCCGACTGGTGTGGTCGTACCTATACCGATTTTCCCTGTTGTATCAAGGAATAATGAAGAGGTGGCGGTGAGGGTATTTGTTCCTGAGAAATACGGGAACTGCCCTGTCGTTCCGCTGTAGAGCGATGAAGTAGCTATATTCAGTGTTGGAGCAGAACCAAGGACATCCCATATTCCACCGCCTGTAAGACCCAGCCCGAATGTAGGAGTAGTTGTAGCTACCCCAAACACCCCTGACCCTCCGTTAGATACCAGGAGGTTAGAGGAGGAGGGCTGCGAAGTAGTTGCAAGACCAGTATAGGTAACTGCGCCGTTCTTTAGAACACCGATTGGATTTGCGATGGTGAACGGGCCTGTTATAGAAAGCGACGTTGTTGCAATACTGTATGCCGAGCCAGCACCAGCAGAGTTGTAGACGAGGACTTGATCGTTTGCAGTTGGAGAGGTTGTTGATAGACCTGTACCGCCTACACCCGAAGCATCGCTTCCGTCGCAGAGGTCGGCACTTCCTGTAATTGTGGTGCAGAAAGAAGCCCATGTGGAGCCTGTTACGCCGTTGAAGGTTAGGAAGTTTGTGAGATTTAGTCCTGCGGTTTCAAGGCGAGGGAGAGTTGATGTGGCTGTTGTAGTGGCTGTAAAATGACTTGCTACCGTTTCTCCTACTACTGAGAGTTTAGCGTAGGGGGAAGAGGTGCCGATGCCGACGTTGCCGGAAGACAACATGGTTAATAATTCAGTGCCGTTATTTCTTATATTCAAGAATTTTCCTGTGTATCCCGCAATCGTATCAATAAATATTCCTTGAGGGTCGGTGTCGTCAATTTGCATGGAGAGAGCGGAAGCATTGGTGTCAGCTCCCGAATTGACGGTGAATTTAAGAAGTCCGAGTCCTATCGGCGCACCTGATACACCGAGTGTTGTTCTATTCGCTCCCGCAACGTCAGTGATAGTCACGCACTCTCCGCCCGATACGCGGGTTGCGTTCGTACAGTCAAATAGTGCCGCACTTCGTGTACCGTCTTGCGTGACAAATAGCCCCCGTTGGTCGTTCAATACGTTGTCTGATTTTATACGCAAGAGGTCGTTCGTTCTTCCCACGCCCGCATTGGAATAAATCGTAAGAGCAGAACCAAAGTTATTTGTGTTGGTGAGATTAACCATACCTCCAATAGAGTCGGATGATGGATATCCACCAGAGCGTGAGGTGATTTTGAGTGCCTGGTCGCCCACCGTACCCCCTATTTGTACTGCCCCCGCAAACGTACTCGTCGCCGTGGTACTCGTCGCTACAAAGTAAGGAGCGTCTACGTACGAAGAAAAGATGGCGTCCTTGCCCCGAAGAATAGCGTTTATCGTACTGGAAGCCGTAGAAATGAATCCATTTAAGAACCCGAGCGTGGTCGAGGTTGAATTACCCCATGATTGCGGTGTCCATTCAAAAGCTCCTGAACCTCCCGTCGCATTGATAGTAAGATTCGTCCCGCCGATGAGATAGCCCGGTGTGCCGGTGAAGGTTACGTTAGTACCAGGAGTGAGGGTGGTGGTGGCGACACCTGCGAAGGAACCTGAGCCGTTGTACTGTACTTGACCAGAGGAGCCGCCTGGGGAGCTAGCTGCGCCTACTATACCGAGAGAAGAAGTTGCGGTCAGCGTATAAGTGCCTTGGGAGTTGCCAACAAGTATGTTTCCGTATGTGGGTGGCGTAGAAGTGCCAGTGCCTCCATTTCCCGGGAAGAGCGTGGTTGCGGCTTGAACAGAAACTCCGACACCGAGGAGAAGTCCGACAAGAATGAGAGAAAGTTTTTTCATAGCGGTATTATAACATTTGTAAGAACTCATTTAACTGTTCGCGTGTGTTATTTCTCTTCCCATACTTTTTGTGAAACTCTTGATGCGATTCTTTTGAAAGTGTAATGCCATTAGTTATTGATGTTCGTAATTCAGGAAAATCAGCAAAGTTATTTATATGATGCACAACCAATTTTCCACCTCGTTCTCCTGTTTTTTGACAAGTAAAGTCGTCTCGTTCCATACAAGATTTGCGCCACAATTTCATTTCTAATGACATTCTTATTCTATGATTTTCTGGTGTAACGCCCCCCTTCCATTGTGGATGACTTGCTCCAAATACCCCATACATAGGATTTTTAGAACCTGTTCTATCCCTACTCATTTTCATTTTCCACTCTCTCGTTTTGAAATGCTTCCCTATATTAGCTTCACCAATTTTTTTCTTATTTTCTTCTGTGAGTTTTTTGCCTTTATGAGCTAAACTCATATTCATTCTTGATTCTTTAGAATGCACGCGCCCTTTATTGTTAGGAATGAACTTAGGCATTTTCCCTTTTTTGGCATCACTCATCTTTTTACGAGATATTTCAGAAATCATAATCAGATTCTTAGGTCACATAGAATTATTTCACCGACTTGAGGTGCAATAAGGAAAGTAATCGTTACTCCCGAAAGCGTAAAATCTTCGGTGATGCGTTGTCTCGCACCTCCTCGGTAGACTTTTAATGAGGACGCAGGGTTTGGTACGTTGGGCAGAGTAAAAACAGTGTTAACCCCGTTTATCGTTCCTGTCAAAGTAATGTCGTCTAAAATGTGGAAATCCATTGACGAATAATTGAATCCTCCTACTGAACCCCTAGACATTCCAACTTTCTTTTCTAAATCTTTTAACTTTTCTTCGAGGTGTGCGATGGCGGAAATTGCGAGTTTTTCTTCTTCTTCTTGTATGCTTTCCAGTTTGTCACGGGTCTGCTCTGGTGTCTCTTCTGGGTCTTCAGGAATCTGCGCAATGATTTCCTCTACTGTAGGGACACTCTCTATTTTAGCATTTAGCTCGTCGACTTTATCCCCATATTCACTTATAAGAGCCTCGAAGCGAGCGTTGAGACGCATCTTCCCAAAGAGCGAATCAATGCTCTCTAATGCCCGTGTACGCAGTTGAGCGAGGGTTGTGGTGTTGGCTTCGCGTGTTTCTCTTACGATTTGCTGTAAATCCTGCTTTGCTTGCTGGACTGCTTGTTTTGCGACAAGCACTTCCGATTTAGCAGATGCTATTTCAGAATCAAACGCTGAAGATTTGTCGGAGAGTTTACTGTCGATTTTAGAGATGAGTTGTGATTCTATTTGCTTCACTTGGTCGATGACGGCTTTGAAGGCGGAGACGAACTCTTCGCGGGTCAGAGATTCATTGACCATCTTCATTATCTCTTGTAATTTTTGGAGTTTGGGGTTCATGTTGCTTTTTTAGGCGTATCGTGGTATAGGGGAGGTATGAACCTAGTAGGTTTTGCGCTATTAGCAATCGGGACTATTGCACTCGTAGTTACATTCCCTGTTATATTGATTTTTAGTGCAATAGGGTGGGGCATAGGTCTTATCATTTTACGGAAGGAACACCTAGATTCTTTGTTGCATTGATAATTGCATCATCAGAACCAGACTCTAATGCTTTTCTGATTATTTCAAGATTCTTCGAAAGTCGCTGTTCCAAATCTAGAGCATTAAGCAATTTATACCCTGCTCCACGAGGCAATATACCCCCAATAAATCCTCGTATAGAACCGCCAGTTAATATGTCCCCATATTTCGAGACTGTATAGCCGATTTTTTCAAACAATCCGCGCTCTGCTATGCGTTGCTGTAGTTTCTGTACCGCTGCAACATTTTTAGTAACGAGGTCGCGAGTGTTGTAAAGCGAGCTTATTATCTTATCTGTAGCCGCTGCTTCAGTACCTCCCATGCTTTGACGAGCGACATTTTTTAATCCTGTTCGGATATTTTCGTATGCTTGCGCGTTCACACTGGTCAATGGCTCCCCTGTTACTTTAGAAAAGGCTTTTGAACCAAACTCTGAATTATAGAGTCGTGATATGTCATTCACTTCAAGACGAGTCAATCCTGTGGATTTTGCTTTAATCAACAAATCATCAATATCAGCGAGTCCAACATCGTCAGCACTTTTTTGATAAAGCTCACGAAGATGCTCGATGGCTGTTGAGACGAAGTTCCTCTCTATCAAACGCCCACTGCCTGAGGTTGTTTTTGTAACAAGATTATTTAGTGATACAGGATTTGGGTCTTGAGACAAATAATCATCTACTTGATTAGAAAGTTTGCCTATGGACTCATCTACTTGAGCCTTGAGGTCTGCATAAGTCTTTACATTTGCGGTATCAATACTTCTAAACGCTTTTACATCTCTAGGGGAGATTGGTTTAGTTCCTTGCAATACTTCACCAACGGCTTTAGCAGGAGTTGGCAAAGGTTTGACGAGTTCCTTAGAGCGATTATAAAGAGCCTTGGTCGCAGGTCGGGCGCGGTCTATCGCACTACCGATAGTTTCAACCGCCTTAGCAGTTCCAACTTTTGTTATATCAACGACTTTCTGCGCACCAGCCGCCGCTCCTTTAGCAGCCAATATAGTGCCGGCTATCTGCCCACTAGCTGCACCAATACCCGCAACTTCCTCAAGAGATTTTGCAGCTTCAGGATTTTTACTAACCCAATTTTGTACTGCGGGTATACTGCCTATTTTATCTCCAAGAAACTGCACAATCCCTCCAATTACTTCTCCAGCCTTCCCCAGACCAGCACGTACTGGCTCAGGGAGCGTTTCTGCGACTATCGCTGGTGCTGCACCAAAAGCAGTCGCAGTTGCTTCAAATCCACGCCTTAATGGTGTTCTTCCCTCAAATTCACCTGTGCCGGAAATAGCACTCTCTACCCTTTCACCTGCTTGTTTGATACCAGAAACAACACGGCCTCCAAGAGAAGCCGCATCAACCGCATCAGGTGTTTCCTGCACTTTTTTAGGCTCAACACCAGTTCGTAATTTAGACAAGGCACTTTCTACCTCAGCGCGACTTTTGCCGTTCTGCACTCCGTATTTTATTATTTCCAATTCTTGTGGGTTGAAGGCCATATTAGTAGAATGAAGCAGGGCTGAGAACACCCTGTGATTGGTAAAGTTCGTCAAGCAAGGAAGTTTCAGCGTCATCAAAGACATTCCCACTCGCTTTTACGAGAGCGCGTTGCGCGAGTTTCTTTATACTCTCCAGTTCGTCTTTGAATGATTTTTCATCAACTTCGTATCCGTATACTTTTCCTGTGTCGTCCACCAACTGCCAACTTCCTATTTTAGTAGCCGCGCTTTGAAGAAGAATGCGCTCTTGGTCTGATAGTGCGCCGAGAGTCCCACCGCGCTCTTTTAGATTGACGAGTGTATCAATCGTCTCCTTATTTACCAACTGCTGAACACCAGCGATGAATCTAGTTCTATCTGCTTTATCAATAGCAAATGGAGTAAAACGAGCGATACCATAAGCCCCAACCGAACCCGCAAGACCACGACTATCTTTAAGGACATCAATAAGGTCAATCTTATCTTGCAAAATAGGTATCGCTGTCTGTGCGTTTTTAAGAGCAGCTTTTTCTTCCTTTATTTCTTTGTCTGTCTTTTCTCCAAGTAGACGAGTTTCCTTTTGCACCTTTGCGAGTTGAGCTTGTTTCAATAGAATATCTGCCTTTGCCGCATTTAATTCGTATTGAGCCATAGGGTCTTGCAAGTATCGTGAAGCTAGTTGTTTAGCTTCTATTGGGGTGCTTGCGTTTTGTATCTTTTCCATCAAACCAGTGTTGGTAAGACCATACTTTATGGCGAGATTGAGGGTGGAGTTTATTTCCTTTGAATCAGATTCCTGTTTTGCGATTTCTGCCTGTCGCTGTTCCTGTATCGCTTTTTGAGCATCAGCACGATTTTTCTGTGCAAGTGTAAGCGTTGGGTCTTTTGAAAGAATCTCTAGGTTCGATAACTTAGCATTTATCTCGGCTTTTATAGGGTCGTATTTCTGCGCGGTAGCCCGATCCGCAAGAGACTGCGCTGTAGTAAGATTCCCGCGAGATGCTTCAAGTAAGGAGGATACCGAAAGTGCTTGAATAGCGTTATTACGAAGTGCGGCGGTCTGAATCGGTTGGAGACCGCCAGCAGTTATTCCTCTTCCTATTGCTTCTTGTTGGAGTTGTAAGGGGATGGCAAGAGCTTCGTTTTGGAGTGTTTTGAGTCGTGCAGATAGGTCGCTCTGTGTCTTTTGGAGTTCAGGGATGCCCTGTACTTTTTCTTGTTCTGCTTGAAACCCTGCTTCACCGACTGTTTGTGTCGTTAAGCCTTGAAGTTGTGTTATCAAATCACTCTGCTGTGATTCTTGTGGAAGTGGCGCAAGTTCCGCATTAAGTCCTGCGACTGACGCGACGGGTGTGGTAGTTGGTTGTACAGGAGTAAAAGGAGTCTGCGGTGCCAAACTCTGCGCCGTAATTGCGACTCCTTCTGGAGTGCCAGACGTATACAACTTCTGCCCTGTCGGGTCTATTGTTTCTTTGTTGAGGATTTGAGAAGGCATATGTGTTTTAATAATTATATCACGCGATAAGTCCAAGTTCTTGCAATCGATCTATAATTGTGTTGATAGCCGTTCGTGCTTGACTATCTATCGTTGCACCACCTGACGGGTCTGAAATTGTTGCTGGCCTATCCACGGGAGTTGCGCCATAAAAACCAAGAAGTTGGTCAGATGCAGTAGCGATTTTCGTTCCCGTCGTTCTTCCTGTCTGTACATTCCGTCCATCGAGCAGTTGTAGATGTTTTTCAAACCTATAGCCATCTAATCTGAAAAGACCTGATATCTCCTCTTTCACTATTCGGCGTACAGTGTCCTCGTTCATATCAATATATTCGTTTCGACACCACCTCACTTTCAAACGAGAACCCAGTTACCGCTGCGCCACCTGTGGCAAGGATTTGTAAATGACATTCTTTATATTCAGGTAGCGTCGCACCTGAAGATTCTATATTTATCGCACTGTGTGAAATGGAGTTATCCGTTGTGTCGGTGAATATGGTCGTCCACGACGAATCTTCGTCTTTTTTATATTTCACTGTCACCGAACCCGCTGTCGGGAGTGGTTCATACATTACAGTTACTCCAATGAGTTTCTTTGTCCGCGACGCATCACCACCGTCATAGATAAGAGATTCGATAGTTGTATTATGAGAAAAAGTTGTAGCAGAATCGTTTGTTTTAGATAGACTGTCATTTGTTACGGTTGTTGAGTATGCGATAAACATATAATCTACCCCTGAAACTGTCGCGATATAGAATCCAGTTTGCGAATTAGGGTCAGTGTCATTGTTCGGTGTTCGGTCAATAGATAGTGCATATACCCCTTCAGAGTTTTTCCCTATCGTCCACACCCCATAATGAGTTGTGCCGTCTATCACTGCTTTCAACATAAAATACAAACGATTATTGAGAATCTGTTTGATTTGCTTTAATTCAATGGTTGAATCCGCGACAAATTCCATAATCACTTGCGCTCCCTGTATGCCAGCATATCTTTTTACAATAAGCCGTGAACCGAGTTGCATTATTCCAATCAATTCCCCTGCCATTTCTTCAAGAACGAGAAGTGTTCCCGCACCCCAGTCAATGGATTCTGAAAGTGTCGTGAGTGAAGAGTCCCTATCCCAGAGAAATACTCGTGAGTTTTGTCGTCCTGCTGTCGTTAGTGGAGCACACGCTATTGCGAGATAATTACCGTACTCGCAAATTGACGTTAAATAATAATCAGTTGGTAGAGTTAGAACAACACCGCTTGCCGTTGCGTCCCAAGTTGTCGCATCATTTTTCCTTATTATTTTATTATCTACTCCGATATAGAGACGGTCATCTTTCGAGTGCACTATGCCATTTGATACTGTGGTATGTGCAATAGATAAATCAGCATCAGCAAAAGCTACCCCTGCATTAAACTTCCAAATCCTATCCGTTTGCGCCCCATAAATATCACCTTTATAATAAACAAACAACCCTGTTTTTCTTGCAAATGCGCCAGAATCGCCATTAGCTACACCGTTCCAAGTCCCATCAGTATACGAATCTTTATAAAAAATACTTACTCTCGATGTTCCTGTTTGAACACCTAATCCATATAAACGAGAGTTCGCATAAAGAAATGCCGCAAATTCACGCGCTGGCGTATCGTTCCCTGATTCAGAAGAATTGTACGGTTTTATTTTTGATGGATAAGTGAGAATATCAGCGTTTTTTACAAGTCGTAGTCCATTCGATTTATCAGAACGGATGTCATTCTGCATCCCCCCATCAAAACGCACTATTTTTGTTGGTATGATTTGTCCCATAGTTATCGGTTGGCTACTGGGGCTATATTCATACTGGAAGACCCCCCAGTTATGCCAGAGGAATAACTTACTCTCACAGTGAAACTTGTCGCCGTAATACTTGGAATAGATACGGTCATCTGCGACCAGTTTGTTGCACTGTCTCCTGCTTGGAGAGAACAACCGACGGTAGTACCCGACGGAAGCATCGTGTCGGCCGTTTCATTGTTTTTCATAATCAGACCGCTGACACAAGATGTGCCAGAGAATAAGTTAGTGCCTATCGTGTATTTTACAGCTCCACTACTATCTCGACCTAATCCTTTTATATGCAGGATGATTGTTGTCGGTTGAAATGGGGTGGTGTAAGTATAATCCGAGGAGTAGGTAACGCTTACGGCACTACTACTCGTCGCAATAGTTGTTCCTACATACGAAGAGACTGGTGTACTTGTAGCGATGAGTTGTCCGAGGGGATTCGCTGCAACCAATGTACCTGCAGCCGTGCCAAGTCCTGTGACCCACATATTCGTCGTGGTTGCGTTCGTGCTTGAAGCTGCGGTTGCGAACAATGAGGAAAATATATGATGCCCCGTCCAAGTATAGTTCGCCGCTTGGTCTATCGCCGATGTCGTCCAAGTCGGTGGGGTTGCCGCGCCGCCTGAAGTGAGGAATTGCCCAGAATTGCCGAAACCTGATACTACCTTGAATCCGCTAGAGCTATTTCCGAGCATTACTTGATTTAATGTCGGAGAGGTCGTGCCTGTGCCGTTATAGGCTACGCCTATCACTGTGCCGTTCCATATCCCCGAAGTAATCGTTCCTAGCGTCGAAAGGTTTGCTAGCGTAGTTATAGAAGCCACTGAAGTTGTCCCGACTTCAATCGTTTTGTTTAGATTTGCGTTGTATGTTGTGGGAAAATCCGCGAGGTTATCGGTTGATGTTATTTGCGTGAATGCGCCAAATATCTGGTTCGGGAACAGGTTTTTTACAGAAAAGATATGAGCAGGTACGTTGAGAGCCGTTACAAGGAGGATTGCACTAACGACAGCTGAAATTATATAAGTCATTTTGTTTCGTTATTTATTGCTAAAGTATTCTTTGTCTCTTTTAGAATAAAAGTTCCCGGCTGTCCCCACGTTCCACCATCTCCCCACGTGCGAGTAGCGTCGGAGTTCCACTTTCCGCTAGAGGGCTTGCTCTCATTCGTTATCGTGAGAGTTGATTTATTTTCTGGTGTGAGGGTAACAGCCATAATTAAATATATAGGATACGTTTTGGAGTCATAATATCTCTGCGGTCAGGATTCCTCTTTGAGAAATGCTTTATAAAATCTTTTACGCCCGTTTCCCATTCAATCCGCAAATCGTTTACGCGATCTTTCTTGTATGACTGTGCATATTTAAGAGCCGCCCATGTTGGAAGAAGATAATGGAAAATTGAAGGAAGTCCTGGCTCTTGCGTAGTGTCTGCGACCGTAAATAGGTCAGCCGTCCGAACGAAATCAATCTTTAATCCTGCGGCTAATGTTACCGATGTTGAAGTCGGAGCGGGATAGAGTCGTATCGTATCTCCCAGGATGTCATAATACGTGGGGAATCCTTTTTTAGCATTTCCGCTGCTGTCAAGTCCAAAGTATTCTTCTATCGTAAGTCCCTGTGCTTGTAAGTCGCTCTGGTCTATTTGTGTCAATAGTCGCCACTGTAAATCGGTGTCTTTAACTTTGACCCGCTTGATTTTCAAATACTCAGAGGAGAACGAATAGCTTTCTTGTCCCTCAACAAGAGTCCCTGTTCCTACAGGTAAATTGGTATAATTAGTATCATCGTATTCAAATACTCCGTCCGTGTTGATGGCAATTCCAACAAGCTTTTCTAATGCAAAATTAAACCGCCTGAAGACTCTTGCAAGAGGGTAGGAGGTAATATCCGCATCTACCAAGTCCCACGCTTCGTGTATGAGAGAGTTTTCTGTACTACCCGTGTTATAGACCTGCATAATTAAAAATTATTCATAAATAGAGTGCGGGAAAGAAACGCCACCACAGCGTATTTTCTTTCCCATACTCTATTCGTGATTTTATGGTTGTGTCCCATATCTTGCCCACTTCCGAAGAAATGGACAAAGATGAAGCACTACGCAACTGCCACATCGTAACTGAGCGCATTATGCGCGGTAGGATGGAGCAAACCAATATCTACACGCGAGTAATATGCCTGTCCCGATAGGAAGTTGTTCTCGGAACTCGCTGGGAAGTCAATCGTGTGTGCACGACCATACGTTCCACGGAGAATACCGAGTCGCTGTGTCTTCTTCACGCCAGCGAAGACGTGGTTTGCTGTGTGCTCGTTTGACCAATAGTGGTCTGCACCAAGATAGTGCAATCCTTCTACTGTGCCTTCTTTGAGAGCCTGGTCAGCGGTTGTGAAGCCGTTTGCTTGCACGAATGCTTCCAGATACTCAAAGTCAGCCGCACGCCACACGAAACCTACGCCGAACTGGTTCATCTTCGACCCACCGTTGCCTTCGCGGATTTCCCGCTTCACGCCACGGATAATGTCGTCGATGTTGGAAGCGGAAACAGTGATGTTCCCAGCCGCGCCGCCGATAGAAGCATTGTCAAAGTCAGTCCACTCGGCATGTTGCCCAAGGACAGCTCCTTCAATGTATTCATTCAGCAAAGCACCAATTCTATCGAACAGCTCTGCGGGTTTTGACCACGGAGACTGTGCGATATCGCCCCAATCCATGAAGATACCCAAATCTCGTCCGGTAGAAATCGTCAGAGTTTCTGCGGTTTCCTCGTAGAGAGTAAGGTCATGTCCAGTGCCTCGGGTAACTGTAGTTACCGAAGGTGTCGTGGACATGTAAGAAGATGAGATAACGCGCGTGTCGGTTATCGTAATATTGCACATCTCCTTAAAGGTCGTTGGATGATCTAGTCTGTCCTGAAGTACATCATCGTATGTTGTTTCATACGTGATGACGTTTACTGTGTCTGTGATAAGTTTAACTTGATTTTACGAACTCGTTAATGATAACGAAGAACTTACATCAAATTGATTAGAACCTGCTAATCACAGAAGATCAGTTATTGTCGAGCCTAATCGTTGTAGAATGTCTTTCCTCCGGTACTTGCCTTCGCCATCATCGTTCTCACAATTTTGGCGCGGGTTTTTCTATCTGGGATGTCTGCCTTGGTAGGCGGGGCACCTTTTGAAATCCAATACTCTGGTGTGAGTTTAGCTTGCGTGGTGCCAGCACTTCCGCGAACATTAGATGTTGCGAGAGCGTTAGATTTTGATGTTCGATGACGTTCAAGTTTTACCTTAAAGTCCTCATCATCAACCACTTGGTCAATCTCTACTCCCCATTTCTTAGCGGTTAAAAGAGCAAGTTCTACTTCTTCGGCATCGGAGATTCCAGCCGCACGAAGGAACGATTTTTGCAATAGACCAAATTCCTCTGGTTTGGTTTTTGTAGGAGTTTCTGTCGCGGTATCTTTGGTCTTTTTCAAGTCCTTGAGTTCTCGCTTGAGAGAGCCGAGTGTCTGATTGAGAGTTTCGTAGTCCTTTTTAGAAACTGCGATTGTCTCTGCACCCTGCTCGCCTTCTCCGTTACCTGTTTCAGTAGTAACTCCTGTTTCGGTTGTTTCCGTGTCCATAACGTTTTTGTTTTCATTAATTAACACTAATGATAGTGCAATCCAATTTTTGACGGATTGAGAACCGCGGGCTTCTTTGTGAGGGCAAGAACCAAAAACCCTTATCTAACTAATTAAATATAGTCAGAAGAGCATCTATATCGAATGATGTGGCAGTTGATGCTTGACGTATGAGTGTGATACATCCAACCTTCCCAGTGAGAAGAACTTTTGAACCAACCGCCGACGCTGAAGATGAAGCTACGACAAGATTCGTTCCAGTGCCTCCTGCAAGCGTTACAACTACACCTGCTGTCGTCGTAGCATTGCGAATACAGAACGTCTGCCTATCACCTGCCCTTGGTACAAGTGAGGGAATAGTTGAAGACGCTGGAAGCGTAAGCGTACCCCCCGCAAGAAGACCAGGCGCATAAGAAACTATTGAACCATTCGCCCAATCCCTGAATTCGTTTACTGCGACAGTAACTGACCCTTGAGATGATGTTGCCACCTGACGGCTATTTATAACACCGCCAGAGAAATTAACCTGATTAGTGAAATCGTTACCTGGGGCTACACCGAATGGCCGTTCGGGATTAACTGTTACGTTTACCACTGGCTTGAATAAGAACGAACTCACGAGAACTGCAATAACTACGAGTGCACCCGCTACAATGTTGTTTTTCATATTGTTCATATTACCTGTTAATTTTTCTTCCCCGCACGCTTTTTAGCCTTCTTTACCGCCTCTAGTTCGACCTCTACAGCTACCTCTTCCTTAATCAATGCTTTCTCCTGTGCCGCGAGTTTATCCTTTAGGCTTGGCTGGCGGGCTTCATTAAGTGTTGACATAAATAATAAGTTATTTTGTTAATCTACCGATATACGACAGTCGAGGTCGCCATATTCCCTGACCAGAGTTCCAGCAGAAGCCCAGCGTTAAACTCTGCGTCAAGGGTATACGTTCCAGCCGCAATACTGGCTGGGAATGAAGCAATGAGTACCGACGACGTTGACGTATTTCCTGTTCTCGCAAGGATATTTGTCGTGGTTGCGTTATAGAAGTTCATCACTCCTGTATTCGCTCCCATAATAACAACTGCCGATAGTGTCCCTGAACCAGTTTTGATTATTCTACCAACTGTTGTAGCCCCGAATATGTTACTTGCGGCAGAAGATGTAGCCATGTAATCATTCCCCATAATTGTGCTCGCTTCTGCCGTGAATGTCTGAGCTTGCGAACCCATTAAATAAACTACCGCTAGAACTAACGCGATAACAATTCCGTATAAAGAGGTTTTCTGTAAAGTCATATTAGTTTTTAATTAGTCCTTGTAATTTTACCATGCTTTTTCTGTCAAGTAGATTTATCCCCATGTTATAAACCTACATTCCCTGACTCTTTCGGTTCTTTTGGTTCCGTTTTGAACTTCTCTAACTCACGCCACGCGTCTTCCAACATAAGAGCCGACATTCTTTCAGCCGCGAGCATTTGCACGTCCTTCGTATCTCTCTTTTTAAGGAAGAACGCCATGAGGACTTCATATACGGAACCTGACATAGCACTGTCATATATGAAGTCCTTAACTTTATTTTTGTTTATCATACGGGGCTGGGGATCGGACTAGGAAGCACTTGTGATACTTTCTGTGGCTGCATTTGTTGCTCTTGTGCCATTTGTGGTTGCATCGTTGTGAATGTGGCGAAGTCTACGGGGGAAATGCCGCTGTACTCCATAATGTCGTTAAAGCTCTTCGCAAGACCAGGGACTGCTTGCATTGTCTGTTGAATCTGCGGATTACCTAGAACGAACTGGAAGATAGACAAGACTTTATCGGAGAGTCCGGCGAGGTCTTTCTGTTTACCAGCGATATTTATACCCATTTTAATTTCAATACCTTCCATTTCTCCTTTCAGGATTTCTAAGAGATGCTTGTTTCCTTTCTTCTTAAACGTCTCGGTTGCCAACTGCTTGTATGCGTCTATTTCTTCCTGGGTTATCAATTCACCATTCAAAATCTTATCTTTCACCATTTGATTGGTTTGATTTGTAACCAACTGTTCCGTGACCCACGATAGCTCATCCATTGAGAGTTCGGCGAGGAACTTCTTTCCTTTCAGTATTTCTTTCTTCATCTTCGGAATAATCATCTTGCGATAGATTTCCTCAATAAACTTTGCGCGTTGCCCTCGCTTGCGATCATGCGGCCCTTTCCCTTGCTGTACGGCACGTTCCTGCCCCCTGAATGTCGTTCCCGACACTTGTTCCTTGCCCATAAGCGGATCAAATGCCGCCCCAGCGAGCTGCGCGTGCTCATAGAACTCGTTTATCGCCTTATCAAGCAACTGAACATTAGCAGGGGCTACTGTAGGTACTTGGTAAATACGCTTATTATCCTCAATCGTGGTGATTTCAAGATTCTCCATATCTTGAATCCTATTCTTTTGTGTGTATGTCGGATCATCGGTATAGAGTGGAACTTTGGAGCCAGCTTCCAGCATATTCATCTTGTGAATCTCCAGGAAGTTCGTCCATATTTGTGGGTGTAGAAGTGTCTCTCCGACGCCTCTACCGAGTGCCCGTCCATATACCTTCTTTGAGGTGTGGAAAAGAATCTTATCCTCATCTTCTTCTTTTCGATACAGAATTACGCCTTGTTTATTGCTGTCTTTGTCAGTGTAGAGCGCGACTATTTCCAACTGGTAGCAGTAAGTCTCCATATCGTCATTATCTTTGAGATAATGTTCAGGAAGACTACCTCGAATGATATACACTTCCACACTCTTGCCAGTGCTCTTATTCGGTTTCCCAGGCATTCCTGCGGGTGTTTTGTTCGCGTCTGCAAGCACAATCAAATCTTCTATGGAAATAGTCGCGCCGTTCTTCTCACTACCCCAGCCATTTTTCTTCATTGCACGGAGTTTCTCTGGTGCAAAGTTTAGCTTAAATGCTATCGGCGCACCAAGAATATCCGTCTGGTCGCAGAATGCTATGGATTGGAGTTCCAACACTTCTGGTTTTGGGGTATTTGTCTCTTGAACTAGAACCCCACCAAAATCAACATCGCACTCGGTAATTTCATCAAAAAGAGTATCTAGGTTGTTTTCTTTTACATACACTTCGTCGTGGTATTTCTTTATCAGAAATGAATTAATACGACTTCCTTCGTCTTCGTAGAAGATAACGTCCTTTACCTCAATATCCTCCGACCAATAGGCGAGGTTAAGAATAGGCTCCATGATGTTCTTGAACGCACGAAGCCATTTATTCTCTCCAGTGAAAAAGATTCCATTTTTAAGATGAAAGATTATTTGGACATGATAACGAAATGACCACAACCAATTATCACCTATTTGTACTTGCTGAGTCTCAAATGCAGTTTCCTGCTCTTTGACGTAATCAACGATAGTAGAAGGCATTGCCATATCAGAAAAATAGTTGAGACGTCTGATAATTACTTATGTAGTCAATGTATTTATCCTGTTTCCTGCTGTTACACGACTTGCAAAGTGGTTGAATGTTGGAGATGTCGTTACTTCCGCATTTTGATACTGGAACGATATGGTCTTCCGTTAGTTTAATCTCTGGCTCGTATCGCTTGCAACAAAGACACATGTGGTTATAGAAATCCTTGAGCGCATCCCAGTCAGCGAGCGTGTGGGAACCGCCATTACCCAACTTCTTTATTCTTCTATTCCTGTTATACATAAGCACCCGCTCATATCCGCCCTTCCAATTCCAATGCTTTCCCCCCATTCGTGAGGCACTCATCTTTCGTCTCGTTTCTTCACTCAACTTTCTTCCACGACTCCAAGTATTCTTTCCTTTTGCGGATTCACTCATCTTTAACCTTGATTCTTTTGACGCTTTCTTTCCCAAACGAAAACTTCTCATTTTCTCTTTATGCTCTTCAGACAAGACTCTTCCCTTCGCCGCCTCGCTCATTCTTTTCCTTTGTTCTGCTGTTCTTTTCATCCCAGTCGTTTTTGCTATTCGTTTTGCAATAGTCTCCGCCGACTGTTTTCTCCCGATGTTTCCCAGATGCATTCTGGCAAGATTCATTCTAGTTGCGTAACTCATATCAAAAAAACAACATGGACACATTTTTCAAAGCTATATCTCTCTGCATCCTTGACTTGCTAAACAAACGAAATGCAGTGTTAGGCATCAACACTCGTTCTCTTGTCATCTTTCCGTTGCTTACCGAGAGTATGCACTTTCCTTTGCAGTTTCCCACATCTAGTTTTGAAATT